GCACCAATAGAAACACCTGACATTTTCAAAGCTATACCACAAACAACGCCTTTGCGCTTAAAATTGCCATCTGCTACCACTTGCATCATCCACTCAAAATGGATTCTCAAAACAATACTTTCAATGTAACCCCCTCACTCTACATCACCGTTGCTACCTTTCACAGAGCACGCTTCTGGCTTCGAAAAGCTAGAAAACAAGTAGTTCATCGCCTAACTGCGCCAATACGAAACATTTATTTCGAATGGCAAGCACGCATGACGTACTTCAACCCAAAGAGGAATTATCCTCATTACGAGATCGACTATTCAAAGTCCGTTCTTCATTTAATGGACCTTCACACATGCTGGAAAATTGAACACGTAAGACATGACCACGAACTCGCCCTCATCAGAAGATACAAACTACGCGAAGAAGATTTTAATCTTTTTACGGAACTCGATTTAGAAGAAGTCCCCCTTGATAGACTTCCTGCAAACGGAATCACGATACTACCTTATAGATATCATGGCATCCCCGCCGGAAACATTCAACTTCAAGGAAAAGACATAACAGTAGACGATACTGACTTATCTGGACTCCCTCCCCACCCCAAAATTTACCAACTAATACATGATTGGTTTCCTATGTTCTTACCATACCTCGACCTTTACTGTCGCCCACCTTCTTTAGGACCACAAGCTTTTAGAGATTTCAACAAAGCTACCGTTCCAATTGAACCAATGGAAGACTCACTACACCAGGAAATCCTAGACATCACGTTTACTATTTTTGGAGTTAAGCCATACCGACCCCTACACTACGCTGAAGCAGAAGTTGCTGGATCACCACTATCCACATCCGCAAGCTATCACGATAAGTTTTCAATACTCAAGAGACTTAATGCTAGACATTCATCACCTGTGCTATACAACAAGAACACATTCTCAAAAGGATATTATTTTAATGTTCTCAAGAATGAATTTAGACTTGAACTGCACTACATAAAAGAATTCGGCACTCCCTTCGATTCCACTGACATGGAAGAAAACGAAATTCACGATAGACTACGAACATACTTCCTATCTAACCCCGCTCAGCTATTTATTCGTTCTCAAATTTCCAAAAGAGACCCATCAGAGCCTAAGAAAATACGCCCTGTTTATGCTGTCCCTTCACGATACCTAGAACTCGAAAAAATCACCACAACACAACTGCTATGCCAACTACGCAATCCCTCTTCATGCGTTATGCATGGAATGGAGACGTTTAGAGGAGCGATGAAGCTCATCGACCTGTACGCCACCTGGTTTGAATCATACGTAATGATTGACTGGACAAGTTTCGATCAATACATACCTAGATTTTTAACTAGATCCTACCACTTAGAGTTTCTTCCCTCACTAATTACCGTCGACAAAGGATACTATCCTTCTCTTGCCTACCCGGACTCATCACAAAACACTGACTCATTCGCTAGAAAATTTTTCAATATCTGCTATTTCATGAACCTCTGGTACGAAAACATGGTATTCATCTCTTATGATGGATATTCATATCACCGAGATAATGCTGGAATATCATCTGGAGAGCTTAACACTCAATCAAAAGACTCCTGGTGCAACCTCTACATCATCATCGACGCCCTTATCAAATTCAAATTCACAAAAACTGAAATACTTGAAATGATTTTCTTTATTATGGGAGACGACAATGTTATCTTCTTTAGAAGACACTATGATCAAATTCATATGTTTCTTCCCTTCCTAGAAGATTACTCACAAGCACGATACGGAATGGTACTTTCCATTCTTAAATCCCTCGCGACCAGCCTAAGATCTAAAATTGAAGTGTTATCATACACAAACAATTATGGATTTCCAATTAGGAACTCTGGCCGACTCGTTGCACTACTCGCCTTTCCCGAGCGACCCATACCAAAAGACAAGGAATGGATTCACGCCACACGCTGCCTAGGCATCGCCTACGCCAACTGCGGACATGACTACCACCTCCACCTCCTATGTCAAATGGGTTATGAAGCATTCAAACAGGAACAACCTGTTCCTATTTCAAGGATTAAAAAACACCTCCCCCTTACCATCTTCGAAGCATTCGGATTTGAAAGCACTGAAGGACTTTTTTCTTTCCCTGAATTTCCAACCTTTTTCCAAATACGTCAAAGCATATCATATTATCATGGATTTTTCCATGAAGACGATCATTGGCCAAGACAAATTTTTGGACAACACGCTAAACCAAGCGACCCCGAACATAACGGCATGACACTCATTCAATGGATGAAACAAAACAACATTAAATTTCCTCCAACATGCAAGTTATTCACACGGTTACGGAACCCGTTGGAATCCGATTAATTACTTTCGCTAAATTTTAAAATTAAAAAATTTAAAAAAAAAAAAAAAAAAACAACCGTAACAGCCCAAGCTCGAAACCCGACAACAGCCCAAAACA